GACGGCCGCTCCGCCGGATGTCTCGGAGAGTTGGAAGTCGTTCCCGGAGACACCGACGACGTAGTAGGGATAGTTCGTCCTCAGTCCCGTCCCGCCCGTGAGCGAAGTGAGGACGACAAGGTTGGTGTTCGACAACCCGTGGCTCACCTTGGTCAGGAGGTCCGTGGCCGCGACCCCGGTGACTGCCGTGATCGGCGTTCCCGCCGTGAGTAGGCCGATGTGGGTGATCTCCGTTCCGAGGTGATCGAGCATCGAATTTTTTGCCGCTGTCGTAAAAGCCATGTTGGCCTCCTATGTGCGCTTCTTGCGCACGGGTTCCTTGATTTGCCTGTCGACCGGCGCGGCATCGATGTCCTGGACGAAGACGCCCGGGAAGTCACGGAGCAGAAGGGCGGCCCCTGCCGCGTCATTGATTTCGATCGCCCCGCCCGCGGGAACGTGGACGAACCGTCCATCATGCCATCCCCGGTACTCGGGCAGATGGGGCGTGCCCTTGAATATCAGCCTCATGGCAACCTCCTTGTGTGGGTCCGGGGAGGGAGCCCGGTTTCCAGGCCCCCTCCCCGCCCGCGCTTGCTTTCCAATGCCTGGCTTTATGCTCAGGCGTCGTAGTCGTAGTACTCGATCTGGAGGATCGCGCCGGCATAGGCCAAGCCGTTGCCGGTTTTCGTGATCTTGAGGGTCAGGGTGTCGGCCGCGGCGAGGATGTTGGCCCCCGCGGCTGTGGCGACCACGAAGTCGCCGAAGGCGCCGGCCGCGATGGTCGTGCCCGCCGACGTGTTGGGGCCGTTCGCGATGTTCGCGACGTCGACCGCCCCGTTGCGCACGGCAAGTGAGTTGTAGTTGGTGTCGGCCTTGGTGTTGGTCGTGTTCACCCCGATCCGGATGGCGCTGATCTTGATGGCATGCTCGACCTTCCAGAGCGCGTAGAGAAGCGCATCCGAATCGATGGCGATCGCGCCGAGGTGGATTTGCTTGGTCTTGAGAACGTATTCTTTCATGTTGTCCTCGTTTTGTTTCCTTCGCTTACGCCACGTTGTAGCCGTTGGCGATGGTGAGAACCGTCGCCGACGGGGTCCACCGCGGCTGGAAGGCCTTGCGGAAGCTCATGATGAGCTGGTTCTGGTCGACCTCGGCCTCGGCCTTGAAGGTCAGCTTAACGCCGCCCCGGGTGCCGAGCATGAAGCCGCGCCGGTTGACGATGAGGACCTGGGTCCTGGTCATCGTGGTCGCGTCGTAGACGCCCGTCGCGTTGAGGTTCTCCCGGATGTACTCGGAGACGAGGATGGGGATGCCCAGGAGCTTGCCGAGCTCGCCCGTCAGGACGACGGCCTGCGGGCCGTACTTGTCGACCGTGATGACCTCCGTGAGGGCGCGGAACTTCGAGTAGCCGACGCCGCCCGTGATGAAGGCGAGTTCCGCGGGGTTGATCCCGTACTTGCCCATGAGCGTGACGAAGGCCTGGATGTGCGACATCGCCGTGAACGTCGCGAGGGACCCTTTGGTCGCCGAGGGGCAGAGCTTCCGCAGCCCGCTCCAGGCCTTGCGCCGGTCCTTGGAATCGACAACGTCGCTATCCTGGTGGGTGGTGGTCGTATCGCCGTTGATGATGAGGTCCTCGAGGACCTCCGTGCCCGCCACGGCCAGGTCGGCCCGGAGCGTTTCGATGACCGGGACGATCGAGTCCTCGACCAGCTCGTCGGAGAAGTAGATCCGGCTTTTGAGCTTCTTGGCCGTGAGCGTCTGGTCGCCGGTGGCCGGGGTCGTCGGGGGGCTGGCCGTCGCCTCGTCGGAGATCGATTCCCCGACGTAGTAGAAGTTGGATGCGCTCAGGCCGCCGAAGTAGGGCATCTTCCAGGGGTTGGACGGCATGGCAAAGTCGGGGAAAAGAGCCGCGACTTTGGCCGCGAGCCGGAATTTGGTGATGAAGTCGGCGCTGAGGAGCGTCGGCACCCACTCCGCGCCCTCCGTGGCGGTGGCCGTGTCCAGGGCCTTGCGGAGCGCCGAGCTCCGGCCCAGGTAGTTGTCCCACATCTTCAGCTGCCGCGGGTTCTTGCCGAGGAGCGTCGCGGTGATGTAGGCGTTCTCCGAGAACTCCTGGAGCTCGTGCTCGCAGTCGTTGAGGGGGCCCGACATCGTGCGGGCGCCGTGGGGCTCGTTCATGATGTCCGTCATGGAGCGGACCTGAACGCCCACGGGGCCGTCGTTCAAGTCGAGCTTCCTGACGGGTGCGACAGCCGGCTTCGGGGCCATCGCGTTCTGGTACTTGGTCCAGAATTCCTTCTCCTCGGGCGTCAAGTCCTCGCCCTTGGAGAGCTTCTCGATGATTTTTTCGAGCATGGTTTCTCCTTGTTTGGTTTCCGTTGCCTTTGCCTCCGGCGCCTTCGCCGGTTCCTTTATGACCTCGGGAGCCGCCTCCCGTTTGTTGGGATCGTCTTCTATCGCCGCGATTGCGGTTGCCCCCCCCGAGGCGCCCATGTCGAAGTACTTGGCCACGGCACCGCTGATGAGTCCGCCCTTGAGTGCGTCGTTGATCGCGTCCTGGTGGGCCGGAATAACGACGGATGAATATTCGAGGAGTTTCCACCGCTTGAAGTCGTAGCCCTTGACCTCCTCTCCGTCGCGGACCTCAGACCATTCGATGGGGATGAACCCGATCGACCAACCCATGAGTTTCAACGATTGGAGGATCCAGTTGTCGTTGACGAGGTCCTTGAGCGCCTGGCTCATTCCGGGAATGGCGACGTCGAGGAATTTCGTCCCGGCCATGAATCGGTCGCCGTCTTTCTCGAAACCGACGTTCTCGGCGATGATCGGGACAAGTCCGGATGTGCCTCCGAAAAAGCCGCCTCCGCCGTATTGGTGGCCGTAGAGGACGGCCGGTTTCTTCTTGAATTCCTCGAGGTCCCCGCCGTCGATGCGGACGATATCGCCCATGCGATCCGTGACCTCGCGTGTGACGGGGTGCCAGATGGTCCGGGTCTTCTCGTCGATCGATTTGATCTCGAGGAATGCCGGGTCGAGTCGCTTGACGATCCGCTCGCCTGGTTTGATGGTCCTGTTCAACATATTCGTCCTCCTCACAATTCCCCTACGACCGGATAGGTACTGCACAGGCAGTTCACGACGTTCCCGGCCTCGCCTTTTGGATCTCCCGGGTATGCCAGCATTTCATTGCCGACTTTGAAATCCGCATCGAGTGGCACTTCCTGGCCATCCGCCTTCTTGTGATCCTCTCGGCTATCCTCGACGAACTCGCAAAGCCAGCCCTTCGTATCGACAAATTCGTTCTGTTTGTAACCCTCGATTCCACCCCAGTTCTCGGTCCTGGCCATCTCCGTTCGGGCAATCCGCCGCGATTCGAACGGTGCCAATTCGTCTAGTTTGTCTTTGAGTGCGTTAGCCACTTCCTGGACGGTCGGATTTCCTAGCGCTGCCTTCTCGATTTCGGCAGAGATTGCCTCCCAACTCGTATTGTTAAAATACTGGGCTGCCTTCTCGATTTGGGCTTTCAGGGTAGCCAATTGCTCGGGGGTTACATTGAATTCGTCGGCATCCTTGAGTTTCCGCTCTTCGGGTGGAATCCAGATCATCCCCTTCGTGGCCTGGAAGCCGGCATTTCCGGCCCGCTCGAAAGCGAATCGGTATCGACCCTCGAACTTTTCTGTGTAGATCTGCTTTTCCTCTTCGATGTCAAAGAGATTCGCGATCTTAATCTCTGAGACCGAGTCGGCCTTTTCCGCCCTGGCCTTGACATCCTCGGCCTGTCGGCGGAGATAACTCTCGACCTCGGGGAGCATCGCCCGCTCTTGACTCTGGACGCGCTTCTCGAATGCCTGCCATAACACCTTCTTACGTTCAGGGCTCGCCCAAAAAGATGCCGGTTTGTCATCCTTCGTCATATCCTTCGCTGCGGGTTCGGCATTTGGGTCCGCATTGGGATCCGCCGCGGGGCTGGCCGGCGGCTTCTCCGGCTTGGGCATCGGCAGACCCTTGGGATCCCGCCCGATCTGCATCAACGAGAATTCCATGTAGTAGGCATCCCCCCCCGGGTAGGCCTCTTGCCCGGCTTCCTTGCGGAGCTGGTTCGGCGTGACCTGGCCGATGCCGAGCCGGATCCGGTCGACCCGGGCCCGGCGCTCCTCGTCCTCCTGGAGCACCTTGATGTCGGTGAAGTCGAACTCGAACCAGGCCGCCTCGTCGAAGAGCGGCGCCAGGCGCAACGTCATCTTGTCGGCGATGATCCCCAGGACGGGCATCTCGCAGTCCTCCCAGAACTTCTTCGACTGGACCTCCATGTTCGAGTAGTTCGCGTACTCGAGGAGCCCGACGATGGAGGGCGGGACGCTGCCGGGGAGAGCGGCGAGCGTCTCCTCGCGGTTCATCTTGCGGAGCTCGACGTACTGGGCGTCCTTCATGTTCGAGCCGAGGGTCTTAACGTCCATCTCGCCCCAGACCATCCCGGCTCGGCCCGTCTTTTTCGGGCCTTTGTGCCGCTCGTCGAAGCTGTCCCAGAAGAGTTTACGTTGCGCTTTGTCGGACGGTCCCTTCGTGAACCAGAAGGGCGGCGTGCCGTCGTTCTTCAGGAAGGCGTCCTGGAAGGTCATGGCGTTGAGCTCGAGCGTAGCTGTGCGCGAAAGGGGCTGGAGTGCCCCCATGCCCATGAAATAGCTCCCCGGGTTCGGCATCCGGAAGTGGATGATCTCGGAGGGGTCGAGCGTCTTCGTCTGTCCGCTCGGGCCGGTAAAGAGCCAGCCGATGATGGCGCCGTTCTTATCTGTGAGCGGTTGCAGTTGCTCGGGCTTCACCCACCAGATTTCGACCGGCGGGTTCGTCTTCGAGATGGGCGCTTTGTCCTGCGTGCCGACCAAGTTCCAGAAGGCGTTGCCGAGGAGCGAAAGGTTGAGGACCGTGATCTGGATGAGTTCGCGCCAGCTGAGGTCCGGATTCGGGAGCTCGACGAGCTTATTCAAAGGCTGGCCCGTGATCTCCTCCTGCTGCGCATCGCCCTTGACGACGGTCTCCCGGTAAGCTTTGAGGTATGGCTTCGTGGACCCGATCGCGATGGCCAGGGCGCCGGCATAGAGCCAGGGAAGCTGGGAGTAGGCCCGGACGAAGCTCGGGTAGTCCGCGATCTTGTCCCGGTCGGGCTTGCCCTCCGGGTAGCCGGAGGCTTCCATCTCCATGAACCCGGCCGCCTTCTCACGGACGTCCCCGGCCTTGACGAAGCCGCGCTTCTGGAGGTAACGGTCTAGAATGCCCATGTCAATGCGCCTCGAATCCACATTCGCGAATGTTGCCGAAGAGTGCCCAGTTCGCGAGCGCCAGTGCGATAACACAGTCGTCGTGGTAGCCATCGGGTGCTGAGTAGTGGACCGTTCCGCTTTGCCCGATGGTGTATTCGAAGATGTCGATCTCGTTTTTCTGGACCTGCTCATCAAGAATCTGGATGCGCGTCTGTTCGAAAGAAAGCATGAGAAGTTCGACGAGCTTCTTCTTCGAATCCTGGGTGAACTTGTACCCCTCGACGGATAGGCCGGCCCGCTGGAGCTGGTCGAAAATCGGATCGCCGATTCCCGTGCTGTCGATCAATACCTGCGCCTGATAATCCTGGCAGACCTGCACAATTCGCTGAACCTGTACCGCCCAGTCCAGGATATTGAATCGGTCAAAGAAAACCTGGCGTCCGGACTCGTCGAAGATTGTCAGCACGGTGAAATCGGTGAGCCGGGCCAAGTCGAGCCCTGCTTTATAAGAATGTCGAGGATCGGGCGCCTGGCGCGTCGAGCCCATGCACGCCTTGACGTTGCGGAAGACGCCGGCATTGTTGTCTAGGAACTCGGCCAGATATTCCTGATTGAAGACATCGACCGGAAGCGATTGCCGCGCCTGCATGATGTCCTCGGGTGGTACTTTCGGGTTATCCGCCGTCGGGAACTTCCACGACTTGTAATCCGGATGCTGCGGGTCGAATCCCCGCGTCCACAATTCGTAAAACCAGTTCTTTCCTTTAGGAGTCGAGATGAACAACACCTTGCCGCCGGTATCGCTCACGGCAGGGCGTAGAACTTCCTCCCACACGTCACGGCTCACGCGGGCGGCCTCATCCACGACCACGCGCTGAAGACCCTCGCCCCGCAACGTGTCGGGATTGTCGGCACTCTTGAAAGTGATCGCGCTTCCGTTTATCAACTCAGCCCTCATCTCCGAGTGACTTATGTTCTTGAACGCCGCCTCCGCCTGTCCCTTGTGTGCGGCTGACACGAGCGTGCGGAAGGCCATCTTGCTTTGTGAGTAGATCGGGGCCAGCCACCAGCTTTCGCCGATGCGCTCGCAGGAACCCTTGAGCAGCCAGTTCAACCCGCTGAGACTCTTCCCCCAACGGCGCCCGGCATCGACGGTCAGGAATCGCTCGGGCGCATTGAGTACCTCGAGTTGTGAAGGACGGGGGGAGAAACCGGCGATTATCATTCATGCGCCTCACCGTTGCCGTTGTCGCCGAAGCGGAAGGACAGCGTTGCCGTCATGTCGACGGGCTGTGTGACCTTGCCCTCGGTCCTCTCGGCGATGAACTGGACGGCCCAGGGTTCACCCTTCATGGCCGCATTCCAAAGCACCTTGACCATCCATTCGACCTTCTTGAAAGTGACCTTGACCTTTTTCCCCTCATCGCCAACAAGTGTCGTGTGCTTCTGTTCGCCCTCGGCGACGATGAGTTC